TCCCTTTTAAGTAAGCTAGCCAATTAAGGTAGCCCACCCCAAACGCCGCCAGGCCCGGCTTTCGCGAGGCCTAGTAGCGTTCCAGCCTACTTGTCATGTAGGGCTGGTGGAAGCCACGTTGACGTGGCCTCCACATTATCCTCACGGATAATGGTCGTCCTCGTCTTACGACGAAGAGTGTACTGTACCCTGAAGCGCTCAGCTTGAGCACCTCGGAGTGCAGCGTACATATCGACACTTCCGTGTCGACGGGCGTCATGTACAAAAGCCTTATCGGCGATTGCCTTATGACGTAACGCCTCAACACGCCATGCCATCCTTCTTCTGTCGAAGAAGCATGTTTGGCACGAGAGGTGTTCTGAGCCTGTAGAATCAAGACCGGTATCCGGTTGCCCCTTATAGGGCCGCCAATATCGGAATTGTTCTGGCACTAATGATAGTACATCATCATATGTGCCCTCGAAAAACGCCGTAGCTAACGGATTTCTTCGAGTCAAGTTCACCCACTTGAAAACATTCTGGAGTGAATCCAGAGCGTAATCAAGAATGTACGGACGAACGTCCACACCCTTGAACCAATCTGCGCCACACGACTCGCGGAAAGGACCTTGTAAAAAGGTCTTCTCTGTGTTTGGCCGGAACCCGAGCACTTTTAAGAGTGCGAGGACTTCGGTTGCATGCTTACGACGTACGATAATGTCATCCCCGTAAACCGAGAAATCGGTCCCGGGTTTGCCACAACCGCACGCCATACAGCAAGCGACAAACACAAGCGTTTCGAGTGGGAAGCAGAAACCGTTTCCCATCGAACAGAACTTATGATAAGTTTTCAACTCACCATTAAGTTCGTACGAGGTTGAACGGAGCGAGTTGAGAAGCTCGAACCATTCAATGGGAAGAAGATCCTTAACGAGACCGATAGAAATTGAGTCGGATGCTTGACTCAAGTCTATCGTCACGAACGAATCTTCCGTATCATCGATTGACCCTTGACGGGCCATTCTTTGATTTCTGAACTGATCCGACAATCGGATGTCGATCTTGTCAAGCTGGTGGCGCATGACTTGATCAACACCTTTTTGTAGGAACCCGTTCAGCAACGGTTCGACTGCAATGGCACGATGTGTCTTTGCAGTCTTGGGGACGAAACTAACTTTGTTATTGTTCAGCATACGCACTTTAGACTTAAACTTCTCGCGAGAGAAGTCGAAGTCAAGACACTGATAGCCATTACGAGATTCAAGGAGCAAATCCCTGGTCTGATAATTGCGCATCAGTGCCCAATATGCGTATACTGAGGCACTAGGCGAAACGGACCACTTTTCCGACAGCAGTTTTGCTGCCAGATGGGTGGCATTTCCGTGGACACCTAAAGAAGCGCCTGCACCAAAGTCAGCCTCGTCGAGTATAAGCGCAAGGTTTGGTCGATCACCCATAACTACACGGATGAAAGACCGCATCTTGGAGAGCTTATATTCATGAGGACTACGGAATTTTCCGTAGAGATCGAACTTCCTATTCAAGAGGAAACAACGCCTCTCGCTTCGTTTGAACGATCTAATAGCCTCAAGTTCCGGGTCTGTTTTCACAGACTTCGGATCCCAGGGATACTTCTTCACGAGACTGACTATCTGACTCGCGGCAAAATGCATCACCGCGCTAGAATACTTCTGTTCTAGCAAAGAGTCGACTTCACCTACAAGAAGATCATAGCGCTGGCTACGCAAGTAGCCAGCTAACTTTGAAACTCCTGGTATGTGATAATGGTGCGACAACAACCCGAGCAGAACCCGTTTATATAACATAAATGAGTTTTCTCGGAGCTTCAGCTGTACATCACGTAGAGCACGTAGCTTTCTGGGGTTCATCATGAGCTCCAGCACCTACTCGCGAACACTACCCGGGGAAATCCCGGACTAGCTGCAGGTAGAGAACGAATCCTTCAAAAGAAGGAGACATATGAGCACTACTATTAGCCAGTCGGATTTTCTCCGACCGGCGCGTCGCAGTGTTTGAATTAACAGCTCTTCTAAAAACCTCACGGTTAGAAGTTGATCTGTTGACTCTTCACATGTGTCTTGAAGGTGGCCGATGCAAGAAAGGCCCCCATATCGTTCAGCAACGTGTCGATGTTGGCAGCGGTGTATCCCACCGGGACCGAGACGTCGATCTGGCAGATTGCATCCCCTGTTGGGGTCAATGAGCCAGTCAGCGTCAAAGTTCTGGTGAGTTTCGCCGAGGTACGACCAACGCCCGAAAATGTTACGGTCGGCTTGGGAGCCGTCCGTGACAGTTTCACATCGTCTTTTACCGAAACGGTTTTAGCCGGTCCGATATAGGCGACTTGATCCTTTGAAACATAAGAATCGAGGTTGTACGTACCTGCATTGACGGTAAGTGACATAGGAGTACATCTCCTGTGAAATCTATGCATTACTGCATAGAAGAAACCATCCGAGGGAAATCCTGGGATGGGATACACTAACCGCAAAATCGCGATTAGCGGAAAATACGATTCATCCTCTGCGAAAGCAGTGCGGAAGCATCAGCCAACCTTGTGAAGTCCGACAGACCAAAGTCTGACCGAACAACAAAGGAAGGATGAAGGATGCTCGTACGGTTCTTCGTCATCGAAGCGGAATAACATTGTCCGCTCCAAGGACGATCGAGAGTGAAACCTGTAGGCGCCGTTGACCCTGTTGGGTCAAAGAACGTCTGCATTTCCCTCGTTGTCACAAGACAAGAACCTAGCGATTTTACAGTAGGAAGAGGAACCATAGCGCCGAGGTAATCCCCGACGTTAAGGAACCAATCGACCACAAACGAGTACGGAATTAGTTCCCATGGTAGGGTAACTAAATTCTTTCCCGAAAGACCAATGTTATCAAATTGGTCGACGAAATACTCGTCAAGGGCCATCGCCCGGACTGTCAGGACCTCACTATTTGTTTTAGTGTAAGTCACGACAGCACCCGGAGCGCCGGTACCCATGGTGTGCACAGTAACCGAGTTACGGGTAATTTTACCTTTGGCTCGACTAGTGGCACGCAAGTGGCCGGTCCTCTTCTTTGCACCGGAGATTATGGAGGTAATATCTCTAACAAGGGGTAAAACCCCGTAGCGATATTGCAACCATGTCTCTGCAGCAGAAACACCTCTCTTTCGCAAGCTTGAGGCCCTGTGAAGGACCTTATTCATGGACTGAAAGGGATTTCTGAGGAGATGAAGCGTCTGCTTAATTTCGGCGAGCGATTCGAACAAGTTCGATCCCGCTCTACCTCGATTCGACAGACACTTTGTGGAGATCTCACCCTGAAAATCCTTTATCTCGGAATCCGAGAGAAGAGGAGTAACAGGGAGGAGACCACTGGTACCGATAGCGGCCATCAGTAGATTCGCAAAACCCGGACCATCATATCTGAGACTAAACTTACGTTGAATCCCAGAACAGGTGATCGGGGTAATAGCGGTATACTGGTAACCATTACCAGGAACAGTAATCAAATTTACACGCCGAGTCTGAAATAGAGGGTTGAAAAGGATTTCTCCTTTAGCAATCTTCCGTTTAAAACCAGGCGTAATTACGTCATCCATGGACTCGAAAGTCCCTGGTGTCAGGTTGGTAGACGGGTTCGATATGTTAGTCCATGAGGACTGAGCACACGAAGACCAAATCTCCCAACGTTGAAACGTAGGCGCAGAGGAAAAACCTCCACGCTGACGATGACGCTGTATATTTGACATACCACAACCTCCTCCAGTGTTTGAACACTGCTTAGATGTAGATGAGTGACTGATATGGTGATAAAATCCATACCAGACCCACAAACTCCGTTCCTCGCGAGAGGGCGGGGTCTGAGTGG